GTCAAAGATACTCTGAACTACGAGACTCCGAGCTATGACGACCCCACCGTAATGGAGGTCAAGGACGTCACCCGATTTCTCTTCGGCTTGGCCGATGGATCGATGGTTCAAACCTCGGAGATGAAAATCTCCGGCCATGAGAAGAGCAAGCTTTTCAAGACGCTTGTTTCTTGGCTCGGTCATCCGCCTCCAATCGGATTCGACACCGAAAGCCTGGTCGGGAAGGGAGTTACTTTGAACGTCGTTACAAAGGTTTCAAAGAAAAATCGGGAATATAGTGACCCGGACTCAGTCGCGCCGGTTATGCCTGACGCCCAAGTTCCGAACGTCGCCAACTTCACGATTCCGGGCGGCAACCCGCCCTCGGCTCCCGCTCAACCCGTCGCCCCCGTTCAGCCCGTCCAACCGGCGGCTCCCGCCCAAGTGGCGACGACGATGACGGTCGATCAGCCCCAAGCTGTTCAGCAGACGGTTCAGCCTATACAGCAACCTGTACAGCAGCCCGTGCAACAGGTTCAAACCGTACAGCAACCTGTCCAACAGCCCGCTCAAGGCCAGCAGACCCTCGGCGGACAGTTCACTCCTCCACCATCCGAATCGGTCCCGTTCTAAAAATGAACCCGATTCATTGGTGCCTCTTGCTCGGTTGGTTGGCCGTTGTGGCCGACATGCTCTTCTGACATGGCTATCATCAAAGCAACGCCCAAACGATTCGGAGGGGGGCATTGGTATGACCGATGGGGAGTACCTCGGCATACCATGCCCCTCGCTTCGGGGAAGGGCGAAAAAAACACGACCTTGCGGGATGCTCGAAAGCATAACCTTTTTCCATCGGTCACCGGCATACTCGGGGTGTTCTCGAAGCCCGGTCTCGACCGTTGGAAGCAGGACCAACTCCTACGCATAGCACACGAGAATCCTCCTCAAGACGGGGAGAGTTTTGAAGATTATGCGAATCGATGCCTCATCATGCACGAAAAGCCCGTCAGCGAGGCGGCTGATTTCGGCTCACGCATTCACGATGCAATCGAGAAGCACTTCGAGGGTTATCCTATGGACGACGAACTACGGCCATACGTCAAACCCGCCTTCGATTGGCAACAGGAGCATAAGCTACGATTCATCGAGCGGGAGAAGACCATGACCAACCTCGAAGAGGGGTTTGCCGGTACGGTCGATATCGTCGGCCTCGGGGCGAATCAGGAAAAGTTCATAGTCGATTGGAAGACTCGCAAGACCAAGCCGAAACAGAAGGTTACTTCTTACGACTTCCAAGTCCATCAGATCGCCGCCTATGCGGCTACCTATTGGGGTTCTGATCTGGTCGATGCGGAACAAATCCACGGGGCTAATTGTTACATCTCTTCGACCGAGCCTGGTCGATTCGAGGTGATCAAATACAGTCCCGCCGAACTCAAAGAGGCTTGGGCGGTATTCAAGTCGGCCTGTCGAATTTGGAGAAGCCTGAAGGGGTATGACCCAAGACAAACAAACTAAACGAGTCCAACCGTGGTACAGGTTCGGGGAGCCCGTCGAAACTTTGGCGATCTCCGTTCCTTGTACTTTAAAAGACGTGATCAGGGAGGAGGCTCGGGATTTGAACGTCTCGGCCTCCTCCATCGTCACGGACGTGCTTTGGAGATATTGGCGAAAAAAGATTCGGCAAAAGAAAAATGGAGGAGCATGAAAAGACGGTTCCACTCGGGGTCGAAGTCGCCCGGGCATTCGAGCGGTTTTGGGACAAGAATCAATTGTCCGTCGACCAACATGGCCGAGTTTATCGGACGACGATCCCGAGGGTCCGACCGAACGGGGCGGGCGAATTCATAGATTTTCGCAAGCCCGAAACGAAAAAGAAGGCGGAGAAGAATGGGGAGTTCTACTGAATTGGCAAAAGCAACGGGATTTAATCGAGTCTCTTGCGGAGAATATCTAAGGGGCGTGACCGACCCGTTTGAAAAGAGCGGGAGGATTCAAAAGGAACTTACCGACTGTTTGCTGGCCGTATTGGCCTTGTCGGCCCCTCGAGGGGTTCCGATGTCCTGCCGAGAGATTGGTGATTTTATCGGAATATCAAAACAACGGGTCCACCAAATCGAAAAGGAAGCCATGAAGAAATTAAGGCACAACACGACGGTCACCCGGAAGGAGTTCAAGCAATGGGAATGACCAAAGAGCGGATCGAGAAAGCCCTGAAGGATTTGAAGATCCTGTCCGCCCAGATCGGCAACGCCAGAATCCGAGAACTCTACAGGAGGCCACTTGAGCAATTTATTAAAGACGTAGCAAAAACATTATGAAAATAGATCCAATAGAACCAAAAGACGATTGGCTCGCCGATGAATACTGGGGGCCGAATATGGACGAACCCGAAGAGGATGAATTCGACGAAGAGGAGTTTGTCGAGCAATCGGAAAAAACAATCAAGGAGATGAGCGATGAAAGCTGAATATAAAATGGGCCACGGTATCCCTCGAGGGGAAAAGGTCATCATCAAAGTCGGAGCCCGCCAGGCCGATGCCTCGCTCAACGTCGAGAAAGAGAATTGGACTCTGAAAATCGACAACCCGGACTTACCCGAGCTTGAGTTTCCGACTCTTGAAAATGCAGTCCTGTCGGCCGTAACGATCTTGCAGGAGGAAAGAATTTGATCGCCTTCGACCTCGAGACAGTTTGGTCGAAATCCTACTCGGTGGCGACGATGGGCCTCGACCGATACGTCAAAGCACTCTCCTTCAAAGTAACCCTTGTCTCTTTAGTAGGGGACGATGGATTTGAATGGGTCGGTCCGCCCGAACAGTTGCCCGTGGATCGGTTGCAAGGCCAACAGCTTGTCGCGCACAATGCGGAATTCGATTCGGTCTGCGCTCGCATGGCAATGGCCCGAGGACAAATGCCCAACTTCCAACCGGCCGAATGGATTTGCACGGCCGATATGGCATCATGGCATCAGTTGCCCCGGTCACTCGCCAAAGCATACTTTGAGCTATTCGGCGAGCATTTGGCAAAGGATGCACGGGATGCGATGGCCGGGCTGTCGGCCGAGGAGATTACGGCAAATCCACAGTTCAGAGAATACGCATTGAACGACAGTCGAGCTTGCCTGCGAATTTACAAGGAACTCGAGCTTGGCTTTCCCGAGAAAGAAAGAATCCTGTCCGCCCTCAATCGAAAGATTGCCAGCCGAGGGATGCCACTCGACGGGCCACTCTGCCAGACATATATCGATACGACCGAGAAGGTCATGGCCGAGATGGAAAAGTTTCTTCCTTGGGTCACCGAGGACGGACGAGGAGCCGAACCGACCTCCCCGATGGCCCTCGGCAAGTATCTCGAGATGAAAGGCGTCAAGGCTCCTCCATCGACCAAGGAGGATGATCCCGACGTTCTCGTTTGGAAGTCGAAGAATCCTGAACACGCACCCGTCCTCGATGCGATGACCCGCTGGAGAAAAGCGAACAAGGCGAATAAATTCTATACCGGCTTGATCCTCCGCACCCGACCTGATCGACGTGTATCCACCCGGCTACTCTATTGCGGAGCAACCCATACGAAAAGATTCTCGGGAACGGGCGGGATCAACTTTCACGGCATTCCGAGAGACGAAGTCGAAGGCACTTCGGCCAAGCGATGCCTGAAGGCAACCGAGGGCAGGGTGATCGTCTCGGCCGACCTGTCTCAGATCGAACCTCGAGTCTTGGCCTATCTGGTCGGAGACATGGACTTTCTCGGCCTAGTCCGAGGAGGTATCGATCTATACGAGGCGCATGGCCGAGCGACGGGACTCTATAACGAGGACGAACCGATGAAAGACTTGGCTCCCGAACTCCGACACCTTTGCAAGGCAAGAGTCCTCGGCTTGGGCTACGGTTGCGGGTATAAAAAGTTCGGGCAAGTGGCCGAGGCTTTGACCGGCGGGAAGCTCAAGATGACCGAGGCCGAAGCCAAGAAGCAAGTCAATGACTACCGCAAAAACAATCCCCTCATCGTAAACCAATGGAAAGCTCTCGAGGATTTCGTCAGGGAACAGGCAAAGCACACGCCCGAATGCGTAGTCGTACAAACACGGGACGAGGCTCCGATCAGATACTTCAACGTTCAAGTCGATGAGAAGGGCGAGATCACGGCTCAGAAGGTAAGAGGGCAGGGGAGGACGAAACTTTACGGCGGGCTCCTCATGGAAAACCTCGTCCAATGCCAAGCCCGGCAAATCTTCGCCGATGCGATCATCCGAGCCGAGGCCGCAGGCTTGCCCGTCTGCTTGCACGTTCACGATTCCCTGACTGTCGAGGTGGGCGAGAACGAGGGACAGGCGGCACTCGACTTACTCATTCAAATATTAACCGAAGAACCTTCCTACATGCCGGGACTTCCCTTGGCGGCCGAAGGTGAAATCAAAACACACTACTAAATTATGATTACTGAAATCAAAATATCGTTCGAGGAAATAACCAATCAACTCCGTTCCGCTCTTGAGGCCGGCATGGAGGGATTTATGCAGGCCGGCAAAATATACGTCAGCGCAATAGATCAAGACCCCAGCTATGCGGAGAGACTCAAAGAAGAGTTTGGGAACATTGTCCCATGCCGTGCTTGGGCGCAACTCGAGGCTCTGGGCAGGGGCTTGATTCATCCGAAACTTATTCTCGGCGGAGTATCGGACAAAAAGAAAAACACGATTATCAAAAACCTTCCGATGAGTTTGCAAAATCGGGTTTTCAACGAGGAAAAGTTTCCTTTGCTCATATCAGGTGGCGACGTCCTCGACGTAAGTATTCTTTCCGCAACTCCAAGCCAAGCCGAGCAAATTTGCGGAAATGGAGAAATCAGGACTTTGGCGGAACAAAAAGCATTTATCGAAAGCCAAAAACTCGAAAAGGAATTACGCCCCAAAGAATTACCCTACTACATCAAAGGCGGCAAAATTATCTTTCGTAAAAATACGGAACTTACTCGTTCGGAAATAAAGCTCTTGCTTACCCAGCTTTGACATGACGGACGATAGGTTTTTCGGACTTCGAGCTTTCGGCAAGTTCTTGTGCAAGCTCTGTTACGAGGGAGTTTGGATAGAGCATGAGAAATGGCCAAGCGGATATAATCGTCATTTTCACCGGCCTGAGAAGACGTGGACCCCGTACATATTCATCTCTCAAAGAGAGTTGGACATATTTGGAGGTAGCGAAAACATAAAGATGATTCGTTTTTTCCGAGAAAACCACCCTCAAAGATCCTATGCGATTTATTTCGAGGGAAATTACAGGCTGAAAAGATGCGAAGGTCCGAATCCACTTTATCGAACTTGTCGGGCTTGGGGAATTCCCGACAGGCACAATCATCGATGCGGAATTGCAAAGTTATTCGGTGACTATGCTCGAATGAATGAAAGGAACTTCAAAAGATCGAGAGAAGAGGCGATCCATACGGAAAACCAAAGGAAAGTCGAAGAACTCAATCACAGGCTCCGTTATCGACCATTGATTCGCAAATCCACGCCAAACCGAGAAACCGTAAACTTTTTCCGATCCTTGGTCTTCGGAGGCAATATATGAAACCAATAAAACAAATCCTTTGCGTCCTGCTCTTCATGGCCGGCCTTGCCGCACTCATGGCAATCGTATCGACAATCCTCATAACGCTCTTCCGAGCATTCTCAATATGGCTATAGAAATCATCGGACTATGCGGACCCAAGGGGGTCGGGAAATCGACTTATGCGAATACTCTCGACGGGATGGTCTTCTCATTCGCCAAGCCGCTCAAGGAGATGCTCATCACGATCCTACCGCATGAGGGGTGGATCGATAAAAAAGAAGAGGTCCCACCCGGCTTTCCCGAGCATTGCACGGTCAGGCATATGCTCCAATCGCTCGGGACCGAGTGGGGGAGAGAAACTTGTTATCCGAACATATGGGTCGATGCGGCCTATCGAATGATCCATCCGTACATAGGGAAGGCCACGATCATCTTCGACGACGTCCGTTTTCCAAACGAGGCTTGGGCCATCAGACGCTGGGGCGTGACCAACGAGATCCTTACGAAAATCATACACGTCTCGAGAAAGGGATTCGAGCCGGATGAAAACGACAAGCACGTTTCGGAGGCGGGACTGCCGAGGGCTTTCATAGACAAATGGGTGACGGTCGGAGAGGATGGAGAAGAGGAAACAGGATAGAGCCCGTCAAATGGCGACCGATGCCAAGCTGAGAAACCTTCTCCGCAAGGTCAGGCCGGACCAGACTATGACCCAATCGGAGATTGCCGAGCGGGCGGGCATTTCCAGACAACTCGTCAATCGGATCGAGCGAGGGGCCATTCTCAAACTAACCGAGCAGATCGCTCGGATCGTGGAGAGGGGAGAGTAAGTGGCCACGCTCAAAGGAGAATTACGAAGCTTTTTCGAGCGCCTGCCCGAAGGTGAATTCAGTCATCATAACCAAGTCTTGACCCCGCTCTCGCTCATCGTTTGCAAATATATCGAGAATCCCGAGCAGGCAGTCGAGCTAATTTACAAAATACTCGCCGGGTCAAACCATCGGGACGAACAACCCAACGAAATCAAGAAGCTTGTCCTTTCGGGTTACGAATACCTGGCCAATCCCGACCGGTCCACCGTCAAAAAGAAAAGGGAGGCAGTCGATCAAGCCCTGCAAAAGACCTATATCGGAGACGAGAAAACCTACGAGGAATTCATGCTCGCTTCAGATCCAATCCCGCACTCGGGGAGTGAGGCGATTGGCGGCCTGTTCGAGGATGACGAAATCATATTCGTCCAGCCCGAGCTACATTCCAAGCCGCTCGAGTTTTGCCGACCCGTCCGTGAATGGAAGGCAATCGATCTGAAGCCCTATCAGTACATGACGCACAATCCATCGGTCGAGAATCCGACCGGCAGGAACGAGAGCAACCTGAACGGGCAAAGAAAGTATCTCCTCCACGAAGTCGATGACAAGACAATCACCTTTGAACAGCAACTCGGCCTCATCAAACAACTCGAGACCATCGTCCCGCTCAAGATGGTCGTCTCGTCAGGCGGGAAGAGCCTTCATGCATGGTTTCATTGGAAACCCGGTCGGAGGGACGACTT